CATCAGTGAGAACTCTGTGCTAGATAATTACCTTATTGAAAGAGGAATTAACAAGCAAGATGTTGTAAGCGTAAAGCACTGGCAAAACGCAGCAGGAGATCCACGTTTTAGTATAGTTACTAAAGAAGAGTTTATTGATCAATCGCAGATCCTGGCAGATGTGCACAATTTTATCAGCGACCATTCAATAAAGTATAAAAAGATTAAGCACACGCCAGGCCGGCACTTATTAGTAATAAATCCAGCAGATATTCATATAGGCAAATACGCAAATGCCACTGAAACTGGCAGTGAATATGACGTTGAAACTGCTTGTATGCAGGTTTTAGAGGGGCTACAAGGGCTTATTGACAAGTCTAAGGGGTTTAGTATAGAAAGAGTTTTATTCTGCATAGGAAACGATGTTTTACATATTGACAATGTATATGGCTCAACTACAAAAGGTACTTATCAAGATACAGATGGTAAATGGTGGGAACACTTTGAGGTTGCATTAGCCTTATATGTTAAGTGTGTAGAGATGTTAAGAGAGGTAGCACCTGTAGATGTTATACATTGTATGAGTAATCACGATTATCAAAGTGGCTTTCATTTAGCACACGCATTAAAAAGTTGGTTTAGACAAGATAGGGAAGTTTCTTTTGATGTAGGGGTGGCACATAGAAAGTATTATCAGTATGGTACTAACTTGATAGGATTAGAGCATGGTGATGGTGCTAAGATGGACAACCTTCCTTTATTAATGGCTCAGGAAAAGCCAGTGATGTGGAGTAGCACTAAGTACAGGTACTGGTATTTACATCATTTACATCACAAAATAAAACATAAGTGGAGAGATGCTAAAGACTTTATAGGTGTTACTGTAGAGTATATGCGTTCACCATCAGGAACGGATAGTTGGCACTCAAGAAAGGGTTATACTGGTATTTTAAAAGCAGTTGAAGGCTTTGTTCACGAAAAAAATAGTGGTCAAGTCGCAAGATTAGTTCATTACTTTTAATAATGAGGTTATTACTTATACTGTTATCTGTTCAATTACAAGCACAGGTATGTTCAACTGATTGGTTTTGTACTAATGGAAATGGCAAAACATTTATAACTCCTTGCGGTTCTTTAAATCAAACCAACTATTACACTGAATACCAATTAGATTTTGGAGATGGGGTAGACACTACCTTTATAGGAATAGAAAATCCAATAGCAATATGCCACCAAACAATAGTACACACTTACGATTTAGGGATATATGTAGCCACCCTAACTGCTTCTTTTTATGATTCAACAACTAACCTATTGTTATGTAGTCAAACTAAGCAAGATTCTATATGTAATCCAAACTTAACATATATAAAAGAAACACAAAGCCATCGAAACGCAAATAAAATTTTTGATTTTTTTGGCAGAGAGTTAAAAAACATACCTAAAAACAAGCCATATATTAAGAATAACATCATATATATTGATAAATTTTAACCTAGTAGGTAAACATTTATTGAAAAAATGTTAAAAAACCTTTGCTGGTTAATTCCAATTTTATAACTTTGCGTCATTATTAACTAAAACAAAAAAAGATGAAAAAAACTATGCAAGAAAAATTAAGAAAACAACCTGAGCCTGTTGTAGAAACAAGAAAAGAGGCACTAAGAAGGCTTTACAAAGAAAATGGTTTAACAGAAGAAGATATATACAAAGACAAAAGAGGCTTTGTAATTATCACAAGAACTGGTATTGATAAGATTGTATCTAAAAACAACATTACAGTTGCTTATGAAGTTATCACTATGGATATAGAAAAGATGATATGTGTATTAAGAGCAGCAGCGACAATGAAAGTTGGCAATGATGTTAGAAATGCTATGAGTTTTGGAGAGGCTTCTGATAACAATCTAATGGGAGGTGGTAAAAAATTCCCAGTTGCTATGGCAGAAAAGAGAGCCATGTCAAGAGTGGTTCTTAAAATTGCTGGATTCTACGAGCAAGGAGTGTTCGGTCAAGATGAGATTGTTGATTAGTGAATGACGATTGGTTTGATGAGTTGCACAATGGTGAGCCAAAGCCTATTACAGATACGCAATGGTTCATCATTGATAGCAACATATACAATACCTCATTAACTACAGAAACAATAGAAAGCATTATGAGCAATATAAATGAAACATCAGAACTAGAGGCTCAAGAAATAATAAAACTAATAAACGAAAATAAAATTGAAAAAGACACAAGAAAACAATGGCTCAAAATGTTCAAAGATGGAGTGTTTGGACATAGAGATTTATAATCACTTTAGTAAACCTCACTCTTATATTCTGTGGTACAAAAAAAATATACTTGGCGAGGTTATTGAAGATGAAATTATGAAACTTTTAAATAAAAATCAGTTGGTTGATTTCTATCACGTTGGAAAAAATAAATTTAAAATAGAAAAGTTTAAAGTAGATAAATACTTAACAAATGACAAATAAATATTCTTTAAACAAGATAAGAAAATCAAGAAACGAATTTGAGGCTTTGCTTAGGATTTATGGTGTATCTAATTTAAGGCTTTGTAAAGTGTTAGAGGTTAACTATGCAACAAGTAAAAAGTTTATTGCTACACCAACTAACATGAGGTTTATACACGCTAAAAGATTAGCAGATTATTTAGGATTAGAATTTAGCGACTATTATGACGAACTAATAGTTAATGAAATATGTGAAATATATGATGTTGAAAAAGAAAGAATGTTTTTAGGAAGTAGACAAAGAAACATTATTCAGGCTAAAAGATTATACATTTACATATTAAGAGAGATGTTTGATATGACCTTGAAAAATATTGGAAAGGTTACAAACTTACATCATGCCTCTATAATACATCATCTTGAGCAATTCAAATTTGAGTATAAAAATTACAAATCAGAACAAGAAAGTTTTGAGAGAGTTGAAAACAAAATTATTGAAGTTGAGGTAGATGAAGAAATAAGAGCATTAGAAGATAAATTAAATACAATAAATAACACATTAACCAAATTATATAAAATAAATAAATTAAAAAATGAAAGAAAAGAAAGAGAAAGTCTACTTGCCTAGTAGCATCAAAAACATTAAAACAAAATTCGGAACAATGATGGTTGCAAACTTTAAAATGGATGAACTACAAGCAAACTCTAAGAATGGTTGGGTTTCTATGGTGATTGCAGAAAGAAGAGAACCATCTGAAAAGGGTGCTACTCATTACTCTTATGTAAATGATTATGAGCCAACAACAGATAATCAAACCTCTCCTAAAAAAGTAAAATCAACTACTGGAGATGATGATTTGCCTTTCTAATGATTAATTGGAAAAATACAACTTACCCTAGCACTTTCATTGGCTTGTCTGATGAACTTGCTAAGGTTAGAAGTATGTTATCTGCAGATGTATATAATAAGAATACAGAAAAATATAGAGGTAATCAAGAACACGAAATACAAAGTCTAGGAATATTTGCTGAGTTAGTAGCAAGACATATCTTAGATAATAACAAAGGTGTTAAATATAAAGCAGCCCCACTTATTGAAGATAGACCAGTAGTTGAGGCTGATATAATTATGCAGGGTATTGGAGAATTAAATTATATTGACGTTAAAGGTGTTAGAAGTAAAGGAAATGCCCTTAGAGTTAATTTTAAAGCCCATAACAACCCTAAAAAGAAAGTTACGCACTATCTATTCATTCAGCCCTTAAATGCTTTATACGCAAGATTTTGCTGGTATAAGTATGAGGATATAAATGATTGGGATATTGTAATGTCAACTTACACAAAATGCTATGAACTAAAAATAAAAAAACACAACTAAACAATGAAACAACAACCAAACTACTATGCTATAATTAGTGCTGAGGTTAGGTACGATAAAAACCTGACTGCCAATGCTAAGTTATTATATGCTGAAATTACTGCATTACTCAATATGAATGGTGAGTGCTTTGCAACAAATAAATACTTTTCTAATCTTTATGGCAAGAGTATAGTGACAATATCTAAATGGATTGGCGAACTAATTGCAAATGGCTATATATCATCTAGTTACACTTATAAAGGGGGTACTAAAGAAATTGATAGGAGGTATATAAGTATTCTTAAAGGGGGTATTAAAGAAAATGAGAAGGGGGGTATTAAAGAAAAGTTTAAGGATAATAATACAAGTATTAATATTAATCTTACAGATAGTAATAATAAGGTGCGTTTTAAAAAACCAACTATTAATGAAATTGCTGAGTATTGTACTGAAAGAAAGAATAATATAGATGCAGAAACTTTTTACGATTTTTATGAAAGTAAAGACTGGAAGATTGGTAAAAACAAGATGAAGGCTTGGAAGGCTTGTGTAAGGACTTGGGAAAAAAGACAAACTAAAAACAATAACAGTATGAGTAAGATACATTCTCATTTGCAAAAGAATATGAATGTAAAAGAAAAACTAAAAAAACAATTTATACAATGAAACAGATAAAAACAATGACAAAAGAAGAACTACTAATGGGTTCTGTAGATTTAATTAGCAAAACATATATTGAGTTAGGGCAAAGCAATGTTGAGGAAGATACTATAATGATACTATCTCAAAGTTTAGCAGATGATTTAGCCAAAACTTATAAGAACTTTTATTTTGAAGATGCTCAAAACGCATTTAACTTAGGAGTAAGAACACCTATAAATGGAGATTTTATACATCTTAATGTTCCTACATATATGAAGTGGCTAAGGAAGCATAAGGATTTAATTTGGGATGCTAGAGCAAAGGTAGACAAGGGAGAAAATCCAAAATCAGTACCTCACTACAGACCAGAACCAAAATTATTAAGATGATTGGATGGGTAATAATATCGTGGATAATCATGTATTTGATTAGGCAAATCAGAGAATAATGAAGATACTAACAATCATATTGTTAATAGTTATTTTTATTTGCATATTAGAATGTTTATTTTATACTAAATTTGATGACAAATTATAAAATTATATATTTGTAAAGTGAAAATATTATTATTAGAAATTTTATCTGTTATTGTTTTTTATAAAATCATGAGATTTATAATATTTACTGATGATAATAATATTGAAGAAAACTTAAACAAAATAAATAAAAATCAAAATGGAAATAAAGAGAACTTATAAAACTATAAAATGGGTTTTAAAGAACCATATTAAAAACAATGTAAAAAGTTTATGGACTTATAAGGAAGATAACTTTACTTGTATTTACAAAAATTATAGCAGTGATAGTGAGATATACACACCATCTCAAATGCTTATTTTAATATCAGGATTAATAAAAAAAGAGGGTTTAAATGACAAAGCATAATAAATATTATCACGAAACTGGGAGAAATGGATGGACACCATCTAATACTTTTGATAATAAAGAAGATATGATAAATCCTAAAATGCTTTTAAGTAAAGACGAAATAATGAAAAAAGAAAAGGTAGAGTACAAATTTAATTGGCATTTAGACAAAGTGTCTGACAAAATAGTGAAACTGCTGAAAGAAAAAAATTCAGCCTATGGCAACACAGCATTGAACCCTCCAAACATATTTAGTAAGTTAGATTCTACTGAGGCTATATGTGCTAGGCTAGATGATAAGTTGTCAAGAATAAAAAATAGAGGTATAAATGATAAGACAGAAGATACTATTGATGATATAATTGGATATTTATTTCTATTAAAAATGTCAATGGAAAAATGAAAAAACCAATCTTCAGAGTTTTTATAACCTACGAAATAAAAATAAAAAAAGGGGTTAGGAAAGGTAAGAAAGGAGTGTTAGACACTTTTGTTTTAACCTCAAACTTAGAAGAAATAAAAAAGGATGAAGATACTATAAATAGAATATGTTATGTAAATAGAAGAAAGCCAGAAGATGTTGATATTACCTTTATAGATATTGATATTGAAAATCAATATGGTGAAACAACAGATAGGTTTCCAGATGAATACTAGATTATGCCAAAGATTAGAAAAATAAAATTAGAAGATAGAAAAGATAGCAGAGGTGGAGGTTACTCCAGAAGAAAGTTTACTGTAGAAGAAGCAGACGCTATTAGAAGAGAGTACAAAACCTCAACACCCAAAACAACAATATCATCTCTTGCTAGA